GGTCCGTAAATTAAAGTAAATCTTTTCTTTGGTATCCCACCACCAGTTAGTTTATCCAATGCGGGAATATTAAAAGGTATCCTGTTATACTCTAACCCAACACTATCCCCTAGTTGTAAATTTTTGTTATTTTTAAGTAGATCTTTTATTACCTCGGCAGAAGTTTTCTTCATTCAGTCTCCTCTTCATTTTTGCGATTACCTTTATGGTAAAGCTCACTACATTTCGTTTTTAATAAGTCTAAACTAGCGTCTATCGCAGTATCCGCATCTGCTAACTGGGCGTCTAATTCCATCTCTGTATCAACACCGGATATTTCAACATCAACACGCCGATTTTCAAAATCTGCCATTTTTTGTGTAAAGCCAACTTTAACTGAAATTAAAGGCATATTATTCCTCCGTCTTAACTAATAATTCTCTAACTACTTGCCCGTAATTAGAAAAACTAGATTCTGTTGATTTGCTTTCTTGAAGCTCTGCTGTGAAATTACCTTTAGATAACATTACAGCAATTATACCATAACCAGCTATATCTATAAACGTGTCTACTACTGATTCATTCTTTGGTTCATAATCGTTTTTCCACATCAGGTTTTTTAACCTTGCTACCTTATCCCACAATCTAACAACTAACCCCTTTTCTCTAAAAGCTAGTATATTGTCATGCCCGTAATCATGTTGTTTGTTTATTACAACCTGGGCTATTTCTAATGCAGCTTCCCTGCAAGCTTCTTCGTAACTCTGTTTCATAATAATTCCTTTCTTAATATGAATAATCCGCAAACGAAAGATTCTTAAAATCTTTTTTATTAGCCCATGAATTAATGCATAGTTCCATATCAACTTTAAGAGGTATACCTAAACTATTTTGTTCGAGTACCTCACGAATTTTAAATGGGACAATGCTAAGTTCAGATTCATGGATCTCACATATAATTTCATCATGTACTTGTAAAAGAATATTAGATTTCTTATCTTCTAAATATTTTGAAACTTCTATCATTCGTTCACTAAGAATATCTGCGCTTGTTCCTTGTACTAAATAATTAACCCCCTTATATGCAAATTTTGAGTCTATGATATACCGGCGACCATACTTGTTTTTTATCCAGCCTCTGTTCTTTACAACATCTACAACCTTGTTAAAAAAATCTTTTGATCCTACCATACCCTCAAAATATTTCTTTTTGTAAAGTCCAGCTTCTTTAGGAGTTGTTTTTAATTGCTCCGCTAATCTGTCACGTCCAATACCATAAATTGTGCCGAAAGTTATACCTTTAGCAAGTTGTCTGTAAAACTTAAACTGCTCGTCATCTTCAGTAATGTTAAAAGCTAACTTAGCAGCCTCACCATGAAAATCTACATCGTCTTTATTTAATAGTTCATCTATAACTTCATTCCGAAAATAAGACATAAAAACCCTAACTTCCATCTGACTATAATCAAAACTGACTAATGAATAATCAGGCCTGGGTACAAATAACCGTCTAATTGATATTTGATTCTGATCTTCCGCATCGTAAGATTCATCCCCAATAAACGACCATGTTTCTAACACATCATCCGATAGCTCTTCAGTTATTTGTTGCCCTTTTGATGAAACAATAGCATCTATTTTATTCTTTATACGAGCTTTCTCGTCTTTAGTTAAATCAGGGGTTAATAAACGGAAATGATTTCTAGGTATATTCTGTAAATTCGGTTCTCTACTAGAAAGCCTCCCAGTTGCTGTGCCCCAGTTACAAAAAGACGTTCTCATAATATCTTTTTCTAAATAAGGTATTATATAAGTCGATTTTAACTTTTGTAACGCTCTGTACTGACGTATTAACCCAGCTAGTTTGTGATTGATATTTACTAAAGCGGCTTCATTCCAAGAAGGAGCGCCTTTAGGAGTTTTAACTGGTGAGTCTATCCCAATATCCTTAAAAATCTCTCCAATCTGTACTGTACTTGCTATATTAAATTCTCTACCTGCTAAAGTATAAATCTGCCTCTCTAAATCCGATATTCGGTTTACTAAAGAATTATGAGTTCTGTCTACATAATTCGTATCAACTGAAATACCTGTTCTTTCCATTTCAAATAATACCTTGGTTAACCTACATTGTAAGTTAAATACTTTTTGTTGTCCGGTTTTCTCTATTCTCAATAAACAATCTTCATATAATTTTGCTGTAAGATTAACATCTTTCTTACAATATTCTCCCAGTAAGCCTACAGGAGCCTCAGAAAAATCTTTAAACCACTTATTACGGCGCAATTCCTTTTTTGTGTCTATGTCATATTCAACTGTTTCCGGCCCATATCTTCTCGCCCCAGTTGTAGTTAGCCCCAATTGCTTTGTATCAGAATGTTCAGTAAGCCTAACCATAACAATCACATCAATTAAAGTTTTATCGAGACAGTTTATTCCTTCCTGTGCCAGGAAATGAGAATCAAATTTAAGATTATACCCAATAAAAGTATCTATTGACGAATTTAAAAAGTCTATCAATTGTTGGAAATACTCATTGCTAAGGTTCTGATGTTGATCTTCACCGGAATGTAAAACAGGATAATATTGTGTTAATCCGTTATATTTAGGCTCCCCGATACCTATACCACATAACTGATTAAGGCCATAATAATCTAACCCATTTGTTTCCACATCAATAACAACACTCTTATCAGTTAAAGTTATTTCCTTTAATTGTTTTAAAGCGGCTATAAAATTATTATTGTTGATTATCATAATAAGTATTAAATACTTATCGTAACTTAAAATAGATCCCCAGTATTAGAAGTATCTTCAGGAACTTCCTCATCTTTAGCAGATTGCCCACCATAAGATTTATAGAAATGCTCCTTTATTGAATCTATAGTCTCAGCTTTTTCTAACATATCCTCCGGTATTTGTTTATCAAGCGGGGTAGCTTCTATGAAATACCTAGTATCCCTTCCCTTTCCTTGTTTCTTCATCTTCATTACAACAGTATTCAAAGCGCCTACATCATCATAAATTTGTGAAATCTGCTGCTCCCAGTTTATACGGTTTGTGTTAATGATGCGTAAGTCGTTAACTTCCTCTTTATACATCTTTTTACCACCCCGTGTTTCAATAGCCTCCCAAATACCCTTCTCCAGTAGAGTAACATGATTACCACTCACAACGGCTTTATGCTCCAGGCTATGATGAATCTCATATATGTATGCCCAAAAAGATATTCTCATTCTACTGGTTACATCTTCAGGCACATGGCTATTATCTATGTCTTCATGGTCGAGTAACGACTGATATTGATTTGGTCCTGTAGGCCAAGTATACATAAAATAATTATCCACCCAGCGCTTCTCTAATTTTTGTGTTTCTGGTGTGTCGTTTCCAGAAGCTAACATTGTGAAAAACACAATATCTCCTGGTTGGAAGAAATATTCTACATACTTACTTGTAGATGTTTCGGTTTTCTTTGATCGGCCTTCCTCAAAAGTTATAATACCCATAATGTTCTCCTTTATTTAAAAACACTTCTATTTTTTATTAATGAATCTATTTCTTTACTATTACGTACTTCTTGAAAATCTTTATATTTGCTTGGGAAGTCTATGAAGGATACCATGAATCTTTTCTCAAAAGCAACGTCAAGTGATATACCTTTAGTTTTTAATGCTCTCATCATACCCTGTTCTCCAGCTAAATCGTTATCTAAACATAGAACTATTTCTTTCGGATTTAATTGCGCTAATAAGTCTATCTGATACTTCGACACAGAGGCCCCTAGAACCGCCACAGACGAATAATTATGTTGATCTAACCATATGGTATCTAAAACACCTTCTACGACCAGTAATAGGTCGGTATTCGATAATTGATTTGCCCCGAATAATACTTTTGATTTTTTAAATCCTTGGGTAAATAAATATTTGGGTATAGCTTGCTGTCTTCGAGTAATATGTCCTAATAATTCATTTAAAATAGAATATACCGGAATTATAAGATCCCCATCAATATTTTGTCTGCACTGCCACTTATTTAAGGTATCTTTAGTAAATCCCCTATCATATATCCAATGATCATCAGGAAGTAAATCTAATGTACCGTAAGTTACCGGATCAAAATCAGCTAGTATAGGCTCTTCCTGGGCGGAATCAAAAAAACTTGAATGTAAAATAGGAATGTCTAACTCACCTTTAAGTTGTGTTATGGATTTTTGTGAAATCCCACTAATCAAAGATATTAAACTTCCTTGCCCGCAACCAGCATAACATATCCAAACACCTTTTTCAGTGTTGATAGAACAAGATGCCCGCCTATCATTATGATCGGGTAATGGGCAATTAATCAGAAACTGTTCAGTGTTTGGTATCTCAATTCCATACTTCAGTAACTGAGTATACCAATCTACCACTATCTATCCTTTTTAGCTTTCCTTAAGAAAAAAGCTATTTCGTTAGGGTAACCATCAGAATCACGAGCGATTCCTTCTTTTATCATACCAACTGTTATGTCTATCTCTTCCTTACTAGCCGCCTTACTTTTTCTTGTTGTTACTACAATATCATCTTCATTAGTAAATAAATCAAATAAACCCATTTTCAACTCCTCGTCTATATTTAAAAATTTTCATATTCAGGTCTTTCAACGATATTACCATTATCTACGTCCCAATGCATGACTGTCAAGTTCTTTAATAATTCGCCATCTCTGTACTTCTGAAAATAAACACTTCGTTTATCCGTTTCCATTTGAGATAATGTACACATCGAAATCACTACATCTGCTGCTCTGAATAAAGCATCCCCAAAGGCTACCTGGCTTGTTTTAGGATGTGTAAATTCATCGGCAACCTCTCTGGTAGCTTGCGTACTTACCATAATTGGTATTTCTGTGGATATTGCTAAGTTCTTTAAACCGTAAAATAATTCGTGTGATTGTTCCCAAGCTTGTTTCTTAGAAGTTCCTGTACTTAATAAATAAACACCGTCAATTACTACAAACTCCGGTTTGTTCTGCCTTATTAATGTTGCAATATCATCTAGCGTAATACTTACCTGTCCGCTAATCCCATCACAGACTAACAAGGATCTTTGCGCTGCTGCTGATAAAAATCGCGTATACTCTTCTTCGTTTATTTTGTCGCCTCTACGAATGGCGCTGTGAGATAATTTATACCCCATCATATTTGCTAAAACAACATCTAATCGCATACTAATGGATCTGGTAGGCATTTCTGTAGATATAAATAACGTTTTAAAGCCCTCTCTGATCGCCGTAGCGACAGAATGAACACACATCCATGTCTTACCTATAGTTGGCCTAGCAAACATCGAGATAAGCTCTCCTGGCATCCAACCAACTCCAAATTCATTTATGGATTGAAAGCTGGTAGGTATCCCCATCAAACCAGAATCATTCCTGTTGCGATCTGTAACTCTTGTCTTATATTCCTCTAGTCGATCTAAGTTACCGGCGTTATATAAATTGATGTTATCGTCCATACCAATTCTAATATTAGATATACCGGTTAATATGTTACTAAGTGCCCTTTGTGGATTTTCTGCTATTAAGTTATCAGCATTCCTAAAAACCTGAATTGTTTGTTGTCTTAATGTGGCATCTTCAAATTGTTTTAAAGCATACTCAAATTTAGCTGTAATGCTACTTGTATCCAAGTCCGGATACTCTTCCTGTAAAACATCTATCGAAGGTAATAATGAATGGTCATCATAATATTTAATTAAAAATTCATACGCACTAGCGTGTACGTAAAAATCCTTCACTGAAAAATCAAACTTCTCGAAATTTTCTTTTTTAGTTAGGTTGAATATTATTGCTGATTCTATAAAGGCATTACTTGCCATTAGGTGCTTTCCCTACTTTAGAGTATAAAACTCGACTAGAATTCATATTTTCTAGGTAGTAGTGTACATGTGGTTCCTGTAGCTCGTCAATAATCTTTTTTGCTTTATTAAATGAATTATATCTTCCAATTAACCAAACTTTAGATGGTTTTTTTATCGCAATTATCCTAAAAGTAAAGTTATCAGTTTCTGGGGATTTAATCTTTTGAATTAATCCACCTCTCCTGCGTTTTTTCATATGTGGTTACCCTTTTAGGTTGTAATCTTGCGCTAAATCTAAAAACTTACTTTTTAATGCTAGGCGTACTTTATAGGCGTTTTCTCCTAAATCTTTAGTAATCTCTTCCATAGTCATTCCATCTTGCCTTAATTCTATGAATTTACGCTCTTTGTGATTTAGTTTTTTAGAATCAATAAACATCTCTACTTCTACATCGTTATACCCATCTGATAGCCGCCAATTCCCAGTCACGGCATTAGACACTTTATCAATTACTTCCCTCACACCTGTATTTCCTGGGTAATTAGCTTCTATAGATATGGATGTAGTCTCTAGTTGTTTCTGCGCTTTAGTCATTAATGTTCGTACTGTGTTTTCCATGGTGGTGTGTAAATAAGTGTGGAATATTGTACCATGAGTTTTATTAAATGCCTTCGCTGCTTTTGTAATAGCTATTCTTAACTCCTGAGCTATATCATCTCTGTCCATTCCTACAATAAAGGTATTAGCTACCTTCCTTTGTATTTTTGGCTCCCATTGCGTTATTAAAGCATCATCAATTTCCATTTTAGTTGTTCCTAATATTTAACAAATATGAACCCGTAGGGTTCATAATATTCTACCAAACTTATGTTCTTATGTTAAGTGTTAAACTGTCTTGTCTCTCTGTGCTCTGTAGAAACACTGTATGGTACAAAAACTATGTTTGTAACCCAGTACAGATTTTTGTATCAGCGCGGATCTTTTTCTGTAAAAAGGTATTCTGCAAAAGTCACAAATTATCTTAATGTTGTAATACCTGAAATGACATTTTTTAGAACAGATAGGTTTTTTAAGTAAATACTTAGTGTATATAGGGGTTACGCATTCTAAGCAGTAAGAAACCCTTTTTTTCCTGGCTCGTATAGCTGTCGGTATATTTTGATTGTTTAATACTTTATGAATATATTGTTTTGATACTTTGAAACGTTTACCAATATCTTTTAATGTTAAAGTAGGATTTTCTTCCTTATATTTAACAATTCTTTTTATCTTACGAGGATTTTTCCTCATTATCCTTTGATTCCAAATCTTCTAACTTAGCTTTTAATTTCTTAATCTCTTCTACTAGCAATACTGTTAATAATTGATAGTGTAATGAATCCGGTTGTCCCTCTTTGTTATATTGAATAACTTCCGGTAATACATCCTCTATATCTTCAGCAACATACCCAAATGTAGTTCCACCTAAAAGACTTACATGTCCATCTATATAATTAAAGCTCTTAGGTACTAAATCATATATCTTTGAGCTATCTAGCTCCATTTCTCTAATGTTTTCTTTATATCTTTTCGAGGATGAAGAGGCAGCCCAATCAGTAGCTCCACTAGTGCCATCCGCCGTCAACACATGATTATCTGTTCCTGCTGGGCCATTTGGAAAGGTTAAGGTATATGTACTTGATAAACTTCCATGAGGTTTCATTATCATAGTACCGCTACCGGAATTTCCAGACATCTCTATTTCCGCAGTATCGTTAAAACTTCTAAGTTTTAGTGTTACGTCACCATCCGCTGATGTAACTTTGAATTTTTCAGTAGTACCCGCCGCTCTGTTTGCCCCACTATCTGTAACCTGTATATCAGATTCTTGAATTGTAGCTCCAAAAACAGTACCTGTAACTGTGGTGGTTTCTTGAGGTTCATCAATTTTCCAAGTATATGAAGCTAACGGTTCAGCTTTTATAGCCTCAAAAACCACAAATGTTCGTTCATTTGATACGTTTACATAATTCTTTTTCATAACAGCACTTAAAGAAGTGCCTTGACCCGTATAATATATGTAATAAGGTTCATTAGCTTTCATATCTGTATCTGATGTACCTTGACCTGGATTACCATTCCATTCATTGATCATAAAGGAAGTGGAATTAGTTGTACCTTCTTCAATTGAAATTGTTAAATTTCCATATTGTATTTGTCCATCATCTGGGAATCTATTTGTACTTGTATTAAATGTACCTGTACCCCAAGAAACTACGTTATTTGCAGATGCCCTAATAGAAAGATTTGTTTGTAATTCTACTGATGCGTTAGAGGATGGAGTTGGGGTTACAGCACCTAAACCTGTTTCGTAATTAAGTTCATCTGTTAATAAAGTAGTATTAGTTTTTCGACTATAACCACCTTCAGCAGCGCTACTATGGCCTATAACTTCCCATCGTGTAAGCACTACGCCGGAGCGTTGCTCAGAATAAGAAACTTTTGAAACCACAAAAACCTGGTCAATGTCTGCTAAATTATTAGTTACTTTAATAACATCACCAGCTCTAACCGGAACATAATATCTTATGGTGGAATTAGTGTCTACAGTACCTGTTGCCCAGGTTACGGTAACTTGTGTTGCAGAAACAGCCGATACATATCCATATGTTGTGGTTGGGTTACTATCAGAATCTAATTCCGCAATAGCGGTTCCTACCCTAACGCCATTATTTAACGGATCACCACTAACATTATAAATTGCTGTTGTGTCGCTATGAGTTGCCGCTACACCACCTCCAACATCTTGGTTTACTGCTCTTACAACTACTATAGTAGTACTATTAGTTACACTTGATATAGTCATCTCTTCAGAATCAATTTTAATTGTCTGACCTGCTGCCATACTACTGGAACTAGCTACGGTTAAGGTAGTTGCAGTTGTGCTACTTATAGCCGCGCCTAATGTAGATAACTGCGCTGTAGTTCCAACATTCGCTAATGTATATGTCTGAGTTGTAGAGGATGTGCTATTAATCGCAGAGGGGCTATTATCAAAATAACTTATGGGTTTTGTACGTGTTATAAAACTCCCTCTAAGTATAGTATTAGTATTGCTAATTAATGTTGAGGCTACTCTTTCCCTAAGAAGATCAGGGCTGCTTTCTGGAGTAGACAATCTCCCAGTGCGCCTAATATTTAAAGCATTCTGAGGTCTGCTTTTTATAGTAAAAGAAGCATTCGTATTTGTCTTTCCATACCATATTACCCCATCATTAAAAACAGAATCGTTAAGGCCTTGGTTGATATTTGAAATTAAAACATAAGCAACGTTATTAGTATCAATTGTACCTTTAGTTCTGTTTATATACTGCATTCTTGCAACATCTGTAAGTGTACCACCACTAGCTCCAGTGCCACCATTAGGATCTCCAGATCCATCTAATCTACATTGTAATATTTCAGTAGTATTAACGGCATCAGTTCCCCCACTAAGATTTTTACCCCCCCAAGTAAAGGCAGAAGTAACATTGGTGCTATTATCATGTGCTGCTGCCGCTGTTCCATTTGATCCTCGGATAACAGTTAAGGTATTGCTACTTTTACTACTAACATACATCTCCTCATCATCAACTTTGATAGTTTGTCCCGCGGCTATTGAACTTGCGTTAGCTACATCTATCTCAGTTTCAGAAGTGTCCACCGCCTCGGCACATGTTGTTAAAGCACTACCAGTACCAACAGCTTTCACTGTTAGAACTTCCATACGCAGTTCTTCTAAAAAGGATTTATCAGCGTTTGCACCTTGCTTTGTTGCTAGGTATTCAAGAATTAAATCTGTATAAATTTCATCTTTAGGTCTAATAAAATCAAAGTCATACATCTTAAAAGAACGTCCGGTTTCCGATGCCCCAAGTGAGGTGGGGTATTGTATAGTTAAACCGTAATTCGCAGGATCCGTGTTTGGCCTAGTCCCACGCCTAAAATAATTAAAATCCGGCGTTGATTTAGTACCCGTACTTGTAGTAACTGTATTAGGATCTACGTAAAAATCGTACCCAAAAACCTCTTCCTCACCAAGCGCTGAATGAGGTTCATTTGTTGAAATATCAGAAATATGCCTTAAAATAGATTTTTTATTGTATCCTGTTAAACGATATACTAAATCTTGTTTATACGGTTGTTTAGAAGCTATAAATTTAGTTGTGTCAGAAGTATCAAGATTACTCGAAAACCTATTAATTAAAGATTTAATTAAAGCACTACGAGTTGATATATTAGTAGTCCAGACCTTACCAGAAGACGTTGTAGATATATTAGAATCATTAAAATTAGTTACTACATTAGAAGTTGATACTGAAGCGTCAATATTATATCCAACTTCACCATGAGATATACTATCCCTTAATTCTACTAAATGATCCCTACATTCTAAATGAATTAACATACCATATTTAGAATCGTAACTTTCTCTTAATGTATAAACAACACCATAAAACGTAACAACATTAGACTCTAAATCAATTATTCTAACAGGCATAAAATCTGTGAAAACACCTGTATATGGGCCTTTTGCACTACTAGCAGAGCCGGAATAAGGATTTGTTGAGTTATTAAAAATTGATATTACTGCTGCTGAAGGTAAATTAAGTTCATCTACTATATCAAGTGAAAATATTGCACTGATAGAAGTACCTGACATAACAACATTTTCCCAAGAATCACCATCCCAGTATGATAACATTGCTTGTTTTTTAAATGAGGCCATTAAAGTTAAATACCTTCTCTGCGCTTAAGTAGAAAGCCTAACGTAAAAAGCCATCTATCCTCTAAACCAGGAGTTTGGTTAAACTGCATTTGTTGTAAAGCACCTTTATAAATCCCCCCACCAGTAGAAAAAGCCCCAGAAGTGGCATCTGGTGTAGTTGCGTCTCCAACCTCTATCTCTAATTCTGTAGTATCAGATGCGTGCCTAATTAAAAAAGACTCTAACCAATTTTTATAAGGAATATAATATACCTGACCGTTAAGAGTCATAGAAGTCATACCTTTAACATTTTGGTTTTGATCGGCGTTGTGAGAAGTGTTGCCAGTATTCCCACCTATGTTATCAACAAGGCCAGATAAAGTCATTGAAGGTTTACTGAAACCTAAATCAAAGAGTATTTGATCGTCCCCTGGCTGACTAATTTGTATTGGGGATTGAGAATATTGAATAGTTAACTGTTCACATTTTAAAGCGAGTTTCACTACGTCAGATGCTGCCCCAGTATGTGCACCATTCCTTATAAATACTGATAAATCTGATTCACCAACAGCCATTTAAAAACTCCCATATACTATAAATAATAATATCTAGTGCCAAAATTGCCTACTTTCTGAAAAAGATCGTTCTTCAGAGTTTTGCATAGCCGCCAACATC